ATAATACGGTCAAGACTCATAAAATTCTTGAACACCTCACGCCGAGGGTTTTGATTGACAAAATTATTCTTTCATATGTTTTAATGAAATTTCTTTCTGTCATCCTGGAATGTGTAGTCAATGAAACGTTGAATGATGAACATTTAAGAAGTGAACTATTTCCTTTCTTGCTCCAAACGCTTGAATTTCGCTATGAACTGGAAGATTATATTATTAATATGATAAAAATCGGAATAATAATATTATCATTCAGTGCATCCTTTTGTGATGTTAAAGAGTATGTAATGACCTTACATTCACGCGTGATAGCCCTCTTCGTCGGGCGCATTGACTTTTCGTCAATACCCCTTCGTGCCGGAAATTTGTCATATATTTTTAAAGATTTTATTATTCGTGCGAAGAACATTAAGTATATCGGACGGTCGTCCTATGTTATGAATGACGTCAAGTGCGTTTTACATCCTGTTGATAATTTCGTTCGTAGATTGTATGAACGGTTTTTCCCGACACAATGTTCAACTGCTTTCTCTACATACAAGCGGACCAACCCGACATTTGAATTGAAACTAAAGCATTTAATGAAGTACGGTAATGATTTTATCCTTTCAAAGGAATTATCTGAACGTGTTGATTTTCATGCAAAGCAGCTAGTTAAAGAGATGATGAACTCTAAAGGGTTTAATTCTTTCTGTGATGTAGCTATTGATTCCATATGTTCTGACGATTATTCATCGTTAAATATTGATAATTCTTCGGCTGCTGGTTTTCCTTATAAGACTGGTATTAAACGAGGTGAAGCTTTTGCAGATGCCAGTGCGAAGGCGACAGAAATGACTAATGATTTCAGTAAGTTTACGGATTATATGAACATTCATACGTGGTACTTAACTGGTCGAGCCAAATTGCAGGCGCTAGTCAAGGATGTTGCAGCTCGCGCTGTTTTGTATTCAGGATTTGCGGTTACTTTGATTTCTTTCAAGTATAGCCAACCATTCGTTGATTTTTTTATTAATAACACTGACTTTTCAACTATTGGTTTTTCCTGGATGCATTGCGGTGCTACAAAACTTGCTTCGTTTTTACGAGCGAAGGGTGGTAAAGCACCTGATGGTTTTAGGTTTGTCAGCCTTGATATATCCTCTTGGGATGCAACCCTTTGTTCAACGTTAATGGAAGCATGTAAAGGAATACACATGTCAATTTTAGAAGCAATTTATCAACGTGCTGATGGAGCGGTTAAAGATAAAATTGCGAATTACATTGACATGTGGTCTGTTATCTATGATGACATGATTAACTCAAAAGTTAATATTCCTGGTGGATTCCTAATCCAATTAATGAAAGGTATGAAATCTGGATGGTGTTTGACTGCTATTGATAACTCAATAATTCATGAGATAATATTGCGGTGTATGTTTGAACAGATTAGTCCTCATGCGGTGATTATAAAGAAGGTTAATGGTGATGATAATATCATGCTTGTTCCAAATGATGTTAATTTATCGGCATTTCCTGCTTCATACGCTGCATTTGGGTTGAAATTAAGTCACATAGACGAATCTGTTGATTTGGATAAAGTGACTTACTTGTCAAAGCACATTCGCTATGATTCTGATAATGATCAATATTTTCCTTGGAGAGCTGATGTTGAAACTCATTCAAGAATTTTAATGCCTGAAGAATTGGATCCGGCCCGCAGAGAGGTTCCAAATGCGCGTATTGCAGCTGAACGTTTAATTGGTCATCTTTTTGATAATCCTTTTAATGTTTCAGTTCGAAACACAATTTATAACCTTCTTCATTATATTAAGAAACACTATCAAATTAAAGAGGTCGACATTGATGAAGTTAAGTTGCGAAATTGGAGTTGGCAAATGCGCGATATCAAAAGGTACGCAGGAGTTATACCAATAATTCCACCTTTTGAATTCATCTGTGAGTTGTATGGAGTCAAACCACCAGCCGAATTAGCACATGAACCGTTGCGGTGGAGACTTGATTATTTTCAGGATTACTCTCTTGTTTCGGACAATATGGATATTTATTCGTTAACTCGGAACAACATATTTTCCGTTCAAGCTAAATTTCATGCAACCTTTTCTAAAAGTAAGCGTGAAGTTTATAGGAAATTGTTAAGAGTTTATACTGGGTTGTCCCGTACTGCTGGAACTGCAGGTGGAAAACTCATGGAGATTCTCCGTAAACATTCCTTCAAGGATGAGGGTAAGCGTTGTCTTGATTTAGGCAGTCATCCCGGTTCCGCTGCGTATTCGGCTCTTAAATTTTTCCCTGATCTTAAAGTTGTGTGTGTGTCAGAGAAACCCATTGAAGATAGTGAACTCGATTTCATATTCAAAGTGCCTAATTCTGATCGTGTCGAGAAATTGATGATGTCAGCTGAAGATTATGATCATGAAGGCGAGAAATTTGGATATATATTCGATGATGCATATGTGGTTCAAGATCCTGCCACACAGGAAGGCATGATTGAAGATTGTACTGAGCATTTTGATAAAGTTGTTCAACGGTTTAATAAGTTCAAATCACAAACTGATTTATATATTATGAAGTTACGTGCGCTTAATGAAGATATGGCACTTCAACTTTATGAGATGTACAAACAATTTGGTGATTTTGACATTATTAAACCAATTTATTCATATGCTTGGAACATGGAGATCTACGTGGTTTTAAAACGTTCAAATCAACGTATATTGCGTAAGCGTGAATTTTTGATTAAGATTTATGCCTATCTCAATTATATGTCAGGATTTGTCAGTAAATGGTCAGAGTACATGATTAGTCATGTTAACCATGCTACTGAAGGTTTTAGGATTCCTCGTAATTGCTTTCAGGAGGACTTGAAAGTTCAGGAGGAGATCAATAGTATTGTTGGTCTGTGAAATTGTGAAGCGACCTATGGTTTTTTGAGGTTTGACCTTTTTCCTTAGCCTAGTCGTATGTAGGCAAATCGACTACTCACCACCGTGAGCTTGTCGTTAGTGCT